GTGAGATCAGTAATCTCAGTTGTATTTACGGCCATAGCTGAGAAAATACCAGCTCCGATTGATGTAATATGTGCCATGTGTTTTAATCTCCATAAGCTTTAAAATTTATTGAATAATCACCACGATAAAGAGATTTATCTGCGGGATCAAGGCCAAGCTTCATTACTGTGCTTGCGCCAAATTGGGTTCCATTTGTCAAAGTCTTACCTTGAAATAATGAATCTATAGTATCAGCAATAGTGAACAATTCTGAATCACCATTACCTGCCTTGACAAAGATCGATAGTATTAACATACCTGAGAATTTTTTCTTAAACCCATGAGCATCAACTGTGCCTCTTCCTGGTAGAATACTAATCCTAATAAAAGAAGTAGTAGTATCTATTGTTCCACTATAGTTGGCAGGATACGCTTTGTATCCAGTTGTTGTCCATGCGCTTGAAGCGAATAAACCATATATGTCTGACTTTAATTTACTATACATACTCATATTATACTCCTGCTAATGAGAGTACAACAACGAAATCATCTTTGGAAATAACATTACAACCGTATTTAATACCATCAATAGTTACTCGAGAATAACTATCGAAATTAATTGTAAGATTATTTTTAATTGTGAGTGATGTTGTAGTAACAGGAATACCAGACTCGAAGGATTTACTAGTACCTAGAAAGCCTTGAGCAGTGTATGTCTGATCCGTTTTTACAATCGAACCAGTGGTAAAATTAAATCCACTGACGATCTTATTGTCAAAAGTAGCTGTTACCGAAAGATCCTTTAATTTCTCAAAGGCAGTATCTACGGATTGTTGTACTTTTGATTTGAGGGACATTTAGTTTGCCCTCCACCATTGAGTAGAACCTTGGTTTACTAAAAGTGGTTTTAGGTATTTTCTAACAAGAGTAGGAACTACTGGAGTTCTAGTCGTGTCATTATTACTATCTTTCAATGTAATAGTACCAATTGAAATTTCTTCAAAGTTTTGTGTTTTGTTATCTAACAAATTTTCATTAGATAGTAAATGATAAGCCATTTCTAAAACAGCCTGTTTCATTCTCTTTGGAATTTCAGTCACACTAAAGTTAACTTCTTGTCCTAATCTAGGATCAAAAATATAAGCCCCCTTACGAGGCCACGCAAGACTCTGTGTGGAACTGACAGCAACACCAATAAATTGATTTTCATCAAGTATGAGAGTTGCGGTCACTAATGCTGACTCCTGGTCATCATCCTGAGCATTTACCCAAGCACCCGCATCAATGCGAGTATCAAAGTATGCATCAGCTTCGACCATAGTTACATATGTGTTTGTACCTAGGACTAGTGCCATCAGTTCCTCCTAATAGATTAAGCGTGGAGAATAGGTAGAATACCTAAGTTCAATGCATTCATTTTACGTGCCCATGAACCAGCAGTGCCGTAGTTAGCATTGGTAGCGAAGGCATTAGTAGCGCCAGCCCAGTCATAGCCCATTGGATGAACTACGAAGCCATAACGATACCAGATAGCAGTAGAACCACCGCCAGTATAGGCAGCTGCACTACGATCAACTTCAACAGGTGTAGGAACAGCAATGTTTGTAAAGCTGATAGCACCTGGCTTGCAAATGAATGTGGTCTTTGTAGAACGATCATTTACGTTAGCAGAAGCAGACAAGTCACCTTGAGCAACACGGCTGAGTAATAGACGGAACTTACCACCGAACACTGTTTGGAATGTTAGGTTACCATCAGTAACTGTAGTTACGTCTACTAAGTTAGCAGCACGTAGTTCAGCTAATACTTCAGGTGAAGTAACCATGTACATGAAGTCTGGCTCATAGTCTTTGAATGCCATGCCAAGAGCTTGGAATAGACGTTGACCACGAGCAGCACCGATAGCTGTAGCATCAAATAATTTACGCTGATCAGAGGCAGATGTGGCAGCAGCAGCACCGAATACACCAGCAGCATTGATATCAACGAAGTTACCAGTTGTAACGCCATCACCATCTGTGTCATAACCGACTAGACCAGCGCCACGAGAAACTTCGTAAGCGGCTACGCCTTTGAGGGTAGCAACAATAGCGTCAGACTCGTCTTGGCTACGAACTTCAGAGAAGTCACGAGCAATTTTAGAGAGACCGTCTTGTTGAGAAACGATTTGTTGTAGGTTGATTTGCTCAGAACCAAATGTACGTACTGTTTTGATGTAGTCAGCGATTTCTGTAGAAACATCAGTGTAAGTACCAGCATTGGCAGAGGATAAGCTAGCAACGTTAATGTTGGCAGCTAGGGGTTTGTACCAGCGCATTTGACCAATAAAGCTTTCGCCTGTTGGGTCAATACGGGCATCAGTACCAACGATGCCAGTGCTGTTAAGCTTTTTGGCATTTGAGTACATTTCATCAGCATATGCAGAAATAGCAATAGCTACGTTTTGGAACATTGTATGATTAATCATTTAAAAAAATCTCCTATGATTTTAAAGGGTGAAGCTACCTAATTTTCCACCTGCGGCAAGTGCTAACACTTCCTCAGTAGTCATTTCAGATATCTTCTTATTGGGATCGAGTTTGGGAGTACCGTTCATATTGCTACTACCACCCCCTGAATTAGATTTAGGTTTAAATAGGAAAGAATTATCTTCATTCTTTACGTATTGTCCTACAAAATCCTTGATTGATACACCAGATTTGTGAATCCATGCACCAGTCTCTGGATCTTGGATGAGTTGATCGATAATATCACGATAAGCCATTTGGCCAGATCGGTCATTACGGAAATCAAGACCAGTTAATGCATTACGAACTGCACCATCTCGGGTGAGTTCAGTTACTTTACCTTCGGCTAACGCAAGCTTTTCAGTGAGTTCTGCGAGCTTCATCTCAGCAACTTCTTTATGCTTACCTTCATCCTCTAAAGATTTCATCTTACGTTGTTTAGCATCATCTTCAAGACGAACACGCTCTTTAACAGCATTGTCACGTTCTTGGTAAGCTTTATCTAAACTTAGTTTGATTTTAGAAAGACGCTCTTCAACCATTCGATTGATTAAGTCTTCTGTATCTTTATTATTAGCACCTCCACCACCAGTATCAACCTCATCAGCTTTAAACTCTGGGTTTAGTGTGGTACCATCATCGAGGAACTCTTTGTTTCCGAACTTATCTACTTTCATCTTTATTTTCCTTTGGCACAGCCATTTAATTTTAATTTTTTAGGGTTTAGTTACAAACATAAACTCTTACGGTCCAATACCATACCAATCCATCCCTTTAGGAATAGGAGCCAGTATATCTTTTCTCGTAATCTTGTTTCGAGGATTTATTAAGCCATCCTCAACAGCCTTTTGGCGAAGCTTATTATATGTCTCTTTGGACATACCTTCGGCTACTAATGCCAGTAATGTTTTCTCTACTGTATCACCTTCAAGAGCATCCGCATAGATTTCTCTAAGCGCATACTTGGACTTTGCTGCTAGCCCTATGTTGGTAAAGAAAGCATCGTGAATCGTAGCGGTTTCAATACCATTCTTACGACCCCATAGATGAAATCTTCTTACAATAGAAGCATCATTCATATGGTTGCCATTAACACCCATACCAATACCTGCCCTCATTAAACTTGCTTTTCCTAGAAGTGAAGCATCTTCTGCTCGATCTTCGTAAATATTACGGACCATCCTATTAGCCTCTTTGTCATAGAACTCAATGCTAGTTTGGATTTTAGGTCTGTATCTCTGGTATAAAGTCTTACCATCGAATGTCACCCAAGGTACATCGACCTTCTGAGTTTCATCAACGTAAGCTTTAGCAGCTTCTTTCCAGAATTGTACGAATTTTTGAGTTACTGGTGCTCTCTCAGCTAACTTCCGAGACATAATCTCAGAGACAGCTTTGAAGTCTTGAGGACCAATTAGTCCTTTACGAGCATTCATTAACTTATCGACAAACGCTTCTACGTCTGGGTGAGAATCACGAGCATGTGAAAGAAGATCTTGCCCCACAGAGGTTTCTCCTTCAACTACTTCATTCAACTCACGCTTTAATTGTTTTAAACCAAATACAACATTTTCAGCGCCTAGCCTATCTGCTTCTTTGATTTTAGCATCTATAATATTTGTTACTCCACGAAGTTCTTCACGAGTAATAACAGTATATCCTTTTACCTCTAATACTGAAGCGAATTTAGCCTCAATATTAGCTGCTTGTGTTGCTTTACCTGCACCATAGAAAGAAACCATATTCTGAGCCTTAGCAGCTTTCTGCAAATCAGTCCATTGAATATTAGCCTCTCTCAATCCTTGTATTTTTTGAAACTCTGGATCAGACACTGTATCCATAGCTACTAAGTCATACAAACGATTCTTTTGAAGTGTTGGTAATACGTTTGAGTTAATTGAGATATCTCTATCTCCTGTGCTTAGACCGATAATCTGAGCACCAGAGGATGAAGCATCATTCTCAATCATTAATTTTGTTTTATATTCTGATAGTTTCTTTATGTCATTAAAGTTACCATTTACAGCTTTATGGGCACGAGCATATTCTATTGCTAGTCTACTAATCTTAGGTACTTCCTCTGCTTCAGTAGCACGGATAATAGGATGTTCTAGGTATTCCCTAATTCTCCTATCCCTCTGACTAGTTTCCATCATTAGTCTACCAAGACTTAAAATATCTTTTTCATTTCTCAAAAAGATTTCCATTCTACCAGCTTGTGTTAAAGCCTCAGTAGCAGGACCAAGCATTGAACCTGTTTGAATCATTAACTCTCTCAAAATCTCTGGAGTCATATCTTCTGCTTTTGCACTATTTAAAAATGGTCTAACTACTTCACCACCAGTAGGTGTTAAAAACCCTTGATAGTAAACACGTCCACGACCATCAATATTAGCAACAACGCTAAATGGTTTTCCTGTATCTCTATGATATTTTACTGTTTGTAAAAAACTATAGCCTTGATCACCACGAGTTAGAATAAGTTTTCTAAAATCATTTAAGTCATCATACTTCTTTACATTCCCACGAGGATCTCTAAAGCGTACAACATCTTCCATGAATCCAGCATACTCATTATCAACTTCATATTGTACAGACATAGTATGATTAAGCATATCAGCAAAATCATTATCAATAAGTACTTTATCGTAGTTAGCATTAGCTCTACGAGTGATAATTGGAATACCTGTATTGTTACCTCTAGCATCAAAATAATTTTTTGTATTAGGTCTTACATATAATTTATCCCTTGCGGAATTAATACCTATACGTTTTGCTAGTAATGCACTACGATTAGCTCTCTGTAAATCAAGCATATCTTTATTTAAGATTTGAACTTCACGGCTAACAGTGTCTCTCCAGGGTCCATTTGAACGACCTGTTTCTAGATCAACTACTGATCTTCTTGTTTTACCACGAAGTACTACACGTATGTAGCCTTTATCTTTTAATGCAGTAAGTATTTGTGAACCATCTGCATGATAGTCTTGTAATGTAGTTTTAAAGAAAGGAAATTCTGGTACATTCCAAGATTCTCTTAATGTTTTTCCAACATTGATAGCTAATGAATCGTAGTCAGTTGATTTTCCATCAGCAACTACAGTTAAGACTTTAGACAATGTGTCTATTGCTTTCTTATCATTAAGCTTACCCTCTACTAATTGATTTAAATAGTCTTGTCTTTTTCTACCAAATAAAAATTCTAGATCTACAATTTTTC